ATCCTGTTGATGCGCTCCAAACTAAGTTTGCATCTCCACCAAAAGATCCTGAATCGTTATATTGAATTTGTGTATCTGAACCACCTGGTAATCCACCAACAGTAATTTCTGCTATATCTGGATTTGTACCATCATTAGCGGTTGCATAAATAATTTTCCAACCTTTATCAGTTGTTGCCCAAGTAACAGAGTCCCCGGAACCTGATGCATATTTAAGTTGAACTGTGTAAGCATTACTTGTGCTATTTTTTATAAAATAAAAGTTTTCTACATCAATTGGAATAGTTACAATTTTATTTCCTGTAATTGCTTGAGCAGATTCTGCTCCTAAAATAATAACTCTTGTAGATAAAGTAGCTCCTGTAGAACCATCTGATACTGCTAAAGCAGTAGTATTTGCTCCAGTACCACCAGCATTTAAAGTTTGAACTTGATATCCTCCAGCAATTTGCTCTAGAATATTTAAATTAGTATTAGTTTTTGTTCCCCATGTACCGGCATTTTCACCGGTTGCCATTAATTCTACACCAAGAGGTGTGTATGTTGATGCCATAATTTATCTCCTATGCTGCCACGTCCGTATAGCTTCTTGTTGTTCCTGTAGAAACATTAGAATAACTTCTATCCGTTCCTGTACCTACATCACTATAACTTCTTGTAGTTCCTGTGTCAACATTCATCCATACATTAGTTGTAGCAGGGTTAAAAGTCAAGGACATAGAAAGCCCTGTTATACCAACAACTTGATCTGCTACGGCTACTGTTCCTATAGCAGAACTTGAAGAAAGACCACTAAATCCAACTATTTGATCTGGTATTTCTGGAATAGTACCTAATGTAGAAGTTACAGCTATTCCCGTTATAGGAACCGCTACAGAACCAGTACCTAAAATTGTACCTAAACTAGACTCTATTTCAAAACCTGTTAAAGCAGCTGCATCATTAGGAACTGTTATAGAACCTAATGTAGTACTTAATCCAAAACCTGTAGGTTGAACCACAACTTCATTAATAAATACTGGAGTACCCATTTCAGAAGTTATTTGATTACCTGTTACTGATACATCTTCATTAGGAGAAAATGCTGTTCCTTGTGCAACAGTTGTCTCTAATCCTGTTAAACCCATTACTTGGTCTGCAGGATCAATAACACCAACTGCTGAACCAAAAGATATTCCTGTAGGTATTACATCAACTTCTACTACAGGAGTAATATATCCTTGAGTAGAGTTAATTAAAAAATTAGCTGTTTCTAAAGAAACACTTCCAACAACTGTTGGAGTTCCTAATGTAGAACTAAATGAAATTCCAGTTGGAATAGTAGTAACATCTATTGCAATTGTTACCGATGTGTTTAAGCTAGATGTTATTTGAAAACCAGTTAATTCTTGAGTAACATTTCCATCAGTACCCCAATAAGAAGCACCCCATGATAATCTTCCCCAACCTGTATCGTAAGTATCTGCATCTCCCCAATTAGCTTGGTTCCATGCAGTATGTCCCCAACCTTGAAGAATATTTTGATCTACATCACCACCAGTATTCCATGCACCTTGGCCCCATAAAGCATTTTTGCCCCATGAGCTAGGGTTAACTATGGCCTGTAGACCCGTTACTGATACTGTAACGTCAGCCATTTTTTACTCCTATGCTAATCTTATGATAGCGTTCGATGAATCGTTTGCTGGGAATTGAATTGTAAAAGTTCCAGAAGTTGCTGTTTTATCAGATCCAAATGCAATTGCACATACAGCGTCAGTAGTACTTGTACTTGTTCCAGTAGTTGTATTGTAAATCAACGCACCGTTAGCTGTAAAAGAAGCAGTAGTCCAAGACACATCAGAAAAATCTGTAAATGCAGTTGTAGAAGTTAAACCTACTCCAGTATTTGTTAATGCTTTTCCACCTGCAGTATAAGCAGTTCCTGAAGTATTTGTAATTTCTTCAGAAGTAGAATAGTCAGTTGTGGAAGCACCTAAAGTAGCACTACTATCAAACAAAGCAATTTTAAAAGAATCACCACTTGATGATGAAAAGTTATGCTTTCCTTGTAATAGTTCTTGTTTAAAACTTGAACAAATTGCCGATGTTATTGCCATAATTTATATCTCCTATTATGGAGTTGGAGACTGGATAGGTATACGAACAGTTCCATCCGTATAATCATCTCGTCTTCTTCTCCCAATTTGCTCTGCAGCAAATTTAGTTAATGCATTATTATACTTTTGCTCATACAATGTCAACATGTCTATAGGGCCTTTTAGATACCCATAAGCCTCTATTAAACACGCATATAATAGGCCATTTGGAAAGTTTAAACTAATGTAATTAGTTGTATTATCCGAAGCTAGAGTAGCTGGCATGGCATTATAATGAACCTGAAATGTAAAAGTAGCGCTTGGAACAGGAGCTACCATATAAGTACCCGATGTTGTATCTGTATTACCAGTAGCACCTCCAAATTGAGCATAGTATTTAGGGGTTCCTGTAGATGTATTAGCTGCTATATATTCATTTAAATAAGTTTGATCTTTTTTCTCTAACCAAACATTTGTTCCTGAAATAGTAGTTCCATCTGTACTTGTATAAACTTGAATTCCTCTTGTAAATAAACATCCTGCTGGACAGTTTATTGTTTGTTGTCCTGTAACAAATCTATTTTTTGCTTGTTTTCTATCTGCGTCAATTGGAACATCTCTCATTATTCTATATTGAGCATTTAAAATAATATTTTCTAAAACAGCTGTAGTTAAAACATTAGAATCTGTTTCTGTATAGTTTCTAATATTTGTAACTAAATCGCTATAACTTAATCCTGCCATCTTATGGTCTTTGGTTTACGGGTCCACCGAAAACCATTGTGCCTCCTCCACGTTGTGAACTGCTCGCTGTTGCTGCTAATTCAAAAGTATATTTGTTGCTAACAGTAATTGTAGCAGGAACTCCTGCGTTTGCAATTGTTTCATCGACAGGTGTAATAATAAAAGAACCATACACTTTAGCTCCACTACTATGTGTAGTAGCTGTCGTATTTAATGGAGTTTTTCCATAAGAAGGAGCTGCTGTTCCTCTTGTACATCCTGTTAAATTATTTCCTGATACTCCAGTATATTTTATAGTTTCACTTATATATTCTCCATAAGTCGCTGAAGTAGTATCGTTGTCAATTTTTTCAATTACAATATATCCTGTACTATTAGGAAAATTAGTTGCACTTGTTAATCCAATTGTAGTAGCTGAATCTGTTATATCTCCTGATAAAGTAGTATCTAATTCAAATCGTTCAATCGACACACCTCCAACTATATCTTTTACTTGTGTAAATCTAACAGCATCTCCTGCAGATCTTCCATGATCTTCTTCATAAACTGTAATTGTTGCATCTGCCGCAGCAGCACTAAAAGGATCATCATCTAAAATAGTAGGTGTTGGAAAAGCTGCTCTTGATGGTCTAACATGTTGTAATCCTTGTGGATCAGCAATAATGGGTCGTGGACTAATTTGTGGTTGTTTAGGTTCAAACTCTGAATAATGAACCCATGCACCTGTCCATTCTTTAACCATTTCTAGATATGGAAACTGCATTCCACTTCTGTCGGAAATTGCTAGTGCGTATTTTCCTCCTGCAAATTTAGCCATTATATACTCGGAAAGTAAGTTTTAGGGGTTATATAACTACTAGATGGCGAACCGTCTTCAGATAAAGCTCTGGCTAGTTCATCTTCATAAAGTAATTTTAAATTCTGTGTAAGTTCTGGGTTATATTTTTGACTTAAATAAAAGGCTAATCCTGATGACATACATGGAACAAATCTGTATGGAACATCTGATGCATTGGTATAGTCTCCTGCATCTTGAATTCTTTTAACAAAATAAATATGAGCATAATTAGATGCTGCTGTTGAATTTGGTGTTGGATAAAAAGTTACTGTAGTTTTATCTATAAATCTTTGAACCCAAAATTGATTGGGAGTTCCTTTTGATAATTTATTAGCTAAAGCTGAATAAGTTGATCTATCAACTTTAGTCATTGATGAATCTGACTCAGAAGTTGTGTTGTAATTTTGTCTATAAGTACATTCTAATACATCAGATAATCCATAAGTAGATGCACCTGTTGTACCGCCCGCTGTTGTTGAACTTGTACCGTCTCCTGTTGCTCTGTAAAAAGTATAAGTAGCTTGACCTTCAACAAAATCTATATTGGTATCACCTACTTCCCAAAAATGAATCCCTCTATTGCCCCATTCTTGAAATAAAATATTAAGTGATCTTTTAGCTGTTTTTAATTGATAACCAGAAGTACCTTGCATACCTATACGTTCGTATGCTTCTTCGATAATGTCATCAATAGCAAATGTTTTATCGAACGTTACTGTTCCAGAAGTAGTATTAGCCATTTAGCCTCCTATCCGTAATAGGCTGTAAATGAATCTATAGCTGCTAATGTTACGTAAGGTGCAGTATCAAATTTAACTCCATTACCGCCAAAATTAAAATTTAAAGTATCATTACTTCCACTTCCACCTTTTAGATGGATTTTAATAACACCAGATGCAGTAGTAGCATCTTGAATTGTAATTTCACCATCTGCTCCTGTTAAGTGTGCATTGATACTTATAATTCTACACGGTCCTAAATTAGTAGATGTACCACTTACGTCTCCTTGTAATCTTCCTGAAGCAGTTAATTCTATTGAAGCTTTTACATCATTTATATATGTGCCCATGTTTCTCCTTAAATTATTAAAGTGTGGGCCGAAGCCCACACCTAATTAATTATTATCTTTGTTGTACTGTTTGCACGTAGTCAACGTAAAGATCGTTAGCTACAGTTCCTTTGTGAGCGATCATCATATTAAGACCTATCTCTATATCATCAGGAACAGTTGTTGCTGCTTGGGTTCCGACACATTTACCATCTAGGAACAGTTTATATTGAACTGCTGTTTGTCCTTTTTCAGTACCTGCTGGTTGGAATAAGAATCCCAATCTAACAGGAGCAGATGGTGCTGCCATTACCGTTGCACTTTGTGTTGCTATACTCGAATCTGCAAAAGTATAATTACTTCCGCCAGCTGTATCTAACATAGTGAAAGATACACCTGCTCCATTTTTTCTAGATACAAATTGAATTGTAGTTGTATCTTGTAAATGAGAGAATCCAATACCATCAGTT